AGTAGGTTGTGGCCGCAGACCATGCAGCATAAGCCTCGACCACGTTTGTGGCCAGGATCATGGCTGGCGTAACAGTGGTGGGCTTTATGACTTTCATACGGTTACAGTGTCCAGAGGTTGGTCGGCATCGGTCTTGACAGTCAAGCCGCGAACATCCCAATTATCCTGCAATCTGGCGATTTTGGCAGTATTTACCGCAGTGCTGCGAGTTTCATATCGCATCATGCTGACCTCATCGCGCAAGGCTCTGATCTCCGCTGTCATCTCGTTGCCGCCAAAAATGTTGCTTGTGGCTGGCGCTGTGTAGATCTGGCTTGTGCGAGGGTCAAAGATCTCTGGGCCATGCTCACCCACCAGCGTTGGGCCATCAATGTAGCCGCCCATGGCCGCTGCACCGCCGTCATAGGCCATTGAAGATGCCGCTGCCGCAGCCGCCGCCGATTCAGCCGCCGCAATCGCTGCTGCTGCCGAGGCATTGGCCATTGATATGGCATTGGCTGCTGCGGCATTGGCCTCGGCCTGCACTACAGCCATTTCGGTGGCCAAACGATCCAATCTGCTGGCCATGATGTTTGTCAGGTTGTTGATCGACACATCAACTTGGCCCATCGTCAACAACATGTCATTGAAAACAGCCTGGGCTTGCTCTTCGGCTGTTTGCAGTCTTTCCTGATACTGGGCATCAGTCTCAAACATTTTTTGCAGAATCTCGACCTGTGGGGCTGCCTCGATCAATCCCAACAAAGATTCTTGCTGCTCTTCCATGATCGTAGACAAACCAGCGAAAGAAGCCTGCATATCAAGCAATGCCACAAACTGCTGTTGGCCAATATCGGTGCTGACATCAATGCTCTCAAGCAAAGTTCGGAAATCTGCGCGAGTTTCCAGTGCCGCGATCTGCGATGCGCTGAAGCCTGCTGCCTCCAGTGCCTGAACAATGCCACGGGCTGTGATGCCTGCCTGCTCTTCTTTGCTGTAGAAGTTCGCCACAAAACCCTGAGTCTTTTGGATCAAGGCATCGAGGCCACCAGCAAGTTCGATGATCCCCTGTCGCGCTGTAACCGATGCTGTTGCAAAGTTTGTAAATGCGCCACCAAACTCGTTGAGGTAGATGCTGACATCTTGGATGGCAATCAATCGCTGCAAGGTCTGTGTGAATGTTTCGCCAGCGATCTTAAGTGGCTCCAAAGCCGAGGCGTATTGAGAGGCCAAACCCTCTTGAAATTCAGCCAAGGTGTCAGCGATTTTTTGGTTAATCTCTTCCTCGCTCAATCCCTGAAAACTCAACTTGATCTGCTGCGTAAAGCTGTCAATGGCTGCGGCTGGAAGTCCAAGGGCTGCGGCATAGTGTCGGGTCTGCTTTGTAATCAGTTCAATTGAACTGTCAAACATAACCTCGACCTCACTAGCCAATGCGCTGGTGATTGTTTTGCTGCTGCGGAAAAGACCGCCTTTCAGGAACTGATAGCTTTGGCCTTCAATGCCTTCGGCTGTGGTCAGTGTTCCTTCAATGCCCATGTCGGTTTGCTTGCGGCCAAACAGCCTGTTTACACCGCCAGCAATCGCGCCACCGATGGCCGCGCCAATCGGCCCACCCAAGACCATGCCGATGGCCGTGCCAGCGTTTACTATGCCGTTGCCGGAGCCGCTGACTGCGTAACCGTTACTAATAGCTCGGCCAGCGTAAACACCAACTGCCGCCCCTGCGCCGTATCCAGCCAATGTGCCAGCGCCCATGCCAAGTCCAGCCGCCGTGTTGCCACTGGCAAACATAGACTGTGCCGCTGTCATGCTTGCGCCGCCGCCTGTGCCAAAAATCGTATTCATGAAGCCCGTGCCCATGGTGCTGCCAAATGCCTGCATCGACATGGTTAAACCTTGCATCATCCCGGCTGCACCACCACCAGTGCTTGCGCCAGCACCACCTGGCAAAGACATTCCCATCAGGCTCAGAATCATATTTGCCCCGCCCTGTGCGATGGGCTGGATGATCGGTTTCAAAATCAGCGTCTTGAACATGTTAACCAGCGTGTCGGCCAAGTTCTTGCCAAAGTCTTTCCCTGATTCAAAGCCGCGCATCAGCGCATCGGTCAAGTCATTGCCAATGCTTTCAGATGTTTTTTTCCACTCATCAGACGTTTCTTTTGCTTTATTCAGCAGGGTGTTGTCTTCGGCCAGATCAGCCTGCTGGCGCAACAGTCGCGCTTGCTCTTCAAGTTGGTAATTGCCGCCTTCATTGGCCGCCGCAAACTCAAGATCAGTTGCAGTTGCACGCATGACAGCAATCTGGCGCTGGGCCACAGCCTCTTTGCCAAAACGCAATTCTTCGTTTTGCTCCATCAACTTGACAACATTGTCACGAATTGATTCGGTTTGCTTAGATTGCTCTTCGTTGATCTTGTCTGACAATGCAAGCGCCGCAGCATGTGTGGATGCCAATTCTTTTTTGCTTGTAATAAGATTTTCGGTTGCAATCAACTCTTCAAGGTCTTGCGTGATCTTGATTTTCTGTGCATCGCTAAGTGTCAATGTCCCAGCCTGAATGTCTTGCATGATCTTCAATGCAAGTTTCTGCGTGCTGGTCAGGTTTTCTGTGCCCTCTTGCTCCTCTGCAAGTGCCAGTGTCTTGTCGCCAATCTCTTTAGTGACCTTCTTGTAAGAGTCAGCTTGTTTCTTCATTTCCTCATTCAATGCAGCAGTGTTCAACATCTCCTCAAGGCTTTGAGTGAGCTTAATCTTTTGCGCATCATTGAGTTTGAGCGTGCCATTCTGGATGTCTTGCATGATTTTCAATGCAAGTTTCTGACTTTCTGACAGTTTTTCTGTCTGCTGCTGCTCTGCCAGCATCACGCCAGTTTTGCCTTCAATGTCGTTGATAAGTTTTTCGTAGTTTGCAATCTGCTTTTTTTGTTCTTCAGCAGCCTTCTTTTGAGCATCCGTCAAAACATCGGTTGCAGCAGCAGCCTTTACCGTGACAGGCGCGGCCTGGCGCAAAAGGCGCTCAGTCTCGGCTTGAGTTTGATTCAATCCAGCCTGTTCTTTTTCCAGTGCTTTGTTGGCATTCATGTAATTCTGAATGCCAGTAATGGCAGGGACAGCAGCCGCTGTGATGGCCAGAATAGCCAAGGCAATGGGGTTGGATGCAAAAGCCAGTGTGAGGCCCACCACAGCGATTTTGAGGGCTGTGAATGCGGCAACTGCTGCACCGATGCCAGAGACAATCGCTGGGCCAGCCAAGATCGCAGCAAATGCCATCAGAGCGACCTTATTCTGATCGATGAAGTCGGTGAAGTTTTTAACGACATCGCCCAATCCAGCCACCGCAGTTTGTGCGCCTTGCACCGCTTTCATCAACAGCGGCCCCGTCAATTCATTGTTAATGGTGCGAAACAATGAGTCCCAAGAATCGCCTAGGTTGCTGATCGCGCCATCCAGTGTCTTGGCTCTGGCATCCATCGCGCCAGCAAAGTCCACATCGCCAATGCGCCTCAGATAGCCTTCAATTTCGGCTGCGTTCTTGCCAATGTTGGTGCTTATTCCTCGGAAAGTGAAAGTTACACGATCACCCTCAGATTTTGAGCGAATGCCAAACTCTTTCAGGCGCTCAAACTCGCCTGTCGCTGCATCGGCCACAGCCTCGATCATTTGGTTGAGCGATTTGCCCATCGCGCTGGCCGTGTTGCCGTAGCTGCGCAAAGCAGCTTCAGACGCATCTAAGCCCATCGCCTTCATCTTGATGAATGCCGCAGTGACCTCTTGCAAAGAAAATGGAGTGGTGGCCGCAAAGTTGGTCAGCAGCGCAAAGGCTTTATCAGCATCTCGCGCTGATCCTGTGACCGTGACCAGGCTGGCATTGAGTGTGCCGAACTCGCGCTCAACAGATACCAGCTTGCCAGCAAATGCACCAATGGTGACACCAGCAAACAACCCACTGACCGTGCGCATGGCGGTTTGCACTGACTTTTCGATGCTGGCCATGGCCGAATCGACAGTCTTTCGTGCGCCAGCCATGTCCTGTTGCAATCGGACAATGTTGGCCGCCATTTCAATCGTGAGTTGTCCAACTGCTGTCGCCATGGTTTACCTCTTAGCCTGTATGAATGCTTTCAATGCGTTGGTCACCTTCTTACTTACCACATCTCGGTCGAACTCGTTAACCGGGTCACCAAAAGGTGGTGAGCATTCTGGTTTCTTGCTTTCCTCTGACTGGATAAGATACCTGCGCGACATCTCGCGCAACACCCTAAATTCCCAAGCCTGAAGATCAATTCCAGTGCATTCTTGCCAACTCAGAATCTCCCTTGATGACAGCGGAATTGGCCCCATACCGCCAGATTCCACCACCCCAAGGTCATGCCAGTAGGTTATCACATAGTCAGCATCGCCGACATCAGGAAATCGGGGAAATCCACCGTTGCGCTCAATTTTTTGCGCTCTGGTCAATTGCTCAGATTTCGTGTCTGCTGAAGCCACAGATTTGCCCTTATCAGGCACAGTTGGCACAGCGTTAAACCATGCCAACTGCCTCGCATAAAGGATCAGGTCTTCGCAGACTGAGGCGTAAAATTTGCCCAGTCACTGATCGCCTTGTTCACCTGTTCTGTGATGAAGCCAATGGATGGGTCGCTGTACGCCTGCTGGAACATCTCCATACCTGTGAATTCTTTGTACCCAAAGCCATTGAATGAGACAGTGCAAGAGGCCAGAAAATCTGAGTCCAGTTCGCGCTGCTCGTTGTCCTTCATCTTTTTGCCGCCCTTTTTGACGTACTCAAGAATCGCACGATTTCGCACGGCTGTGGCTTTTTGGAATGCCTTGGAGCCTGGGCCATAAACAGTAATGCTCAACTGTTTGCCATCGGCATCCAGCAAAGCCTCACCATCGACAGCTTCCAAATTTACAAGGGCAGTTTCTTTCACTGCAAGGGCTGAAATATCAAACATAGGTAACCTTTCGCGGGTTGAAAAATTGCCCGTGCTGGAGACAGCCTCACCCCGCGAAAGGCGAGAACTGTCCCCAGTCGGTGCGCGTTTTGCCATTACTGGCGATTAAGCAGCCAAGGATTCAACGATGCCAACACCAGCAGAGTTGGTGCTGATTTCCAAAGTGGCAGTGGCTGTGGTGATCGAGTCAACAGAGCCAACACCAACTTTGAAAGACATCACTTTGGCTTGGAAAAAGTATTTGTCGCCGTTCTGGGTTGTGACCATAAACGAATAATCAGAATCACTCAGGCTTGCGGCCTTCATGATGATCTGACCAGCGTCATCAGTGTCCAGGCCCAAAGACAAGGACATCGTGCCTTCGTTGAATGAACCCTTGAATTTTTGAGTGCCACGGGTTCCCACTGGGTTGTGAGTTACCAAAGCAAATTCACGGCCAAACTCGCCCAGGTCGGTTACTTCGCCCACTGTGGCAGGCACTGGGGAGGTTGTAAACAGTGTGGTGTAACCTGCACTGTTAAAAGTTGCGGGTGCGGATGCAGTGACTTTAAGTGTCGTCCCTGCTGAGGTGCGGACTGTCATTTCAGTTTCCTTTCAAGGTCAAAGAGAGGGCCAACAGGGATGCTGGCATTTTTTCCATGCTTTCGCATGAAACCGTTTATTGATGTCATTCGTAGTACATCAACATGTAATCAACAGACTGGGTAAAAACACCAATCTCATCATCTTTTTCAATCGGGCCAAGCAATTCGACTCGGCTGCTGATAACTGTTTTTCCGGCAAAAACCTGCTGAAGTTTGAAGTCCATCGCAGACCGTACAGCCACCAAGATGCTTTTCACATCGCCGATGGATTTTGCAATCGGGTTGATCTGGATTCTAGCCCGAGCCATCTGTCTTTCCGTAGAAAAGTTCAGATG